CCATGTGAGCCCACCATCCCCGACGTGAGCGGTGATCAGGGTACCGTCGACATCGTAGAAATTATCGAGCGCGAACAAGACACCACCCACCTCGACAGGGATGTTGTTGAAGCCCCAGGATCCCTTGGCTCCCGCCGCGAAGACGGGACGGACGCGGCAGACATAATCCCCGGCTGCTAGAGCAGATATCTTCTTGGAGGTGGTCGAGCTCGTGGTCGAGCTGGTGAACGCGAGTGCAGTCTTCAGCGTGGCTTCGACCTCGTAGGAGAGCGCTGCGGTGACTGCATCCCACGATATGTCCAGCGAGCCGTCAGCATTGCCCACCATGCGAATGTTCGTCGGTGTGCCGGTGTAGGTCCGGACAGCAGCCAGGTAGGCGTCTGCTATGACCCCATGTCCTGCATCGTTCGGGTGTAAATCGTCCCCGCCTATCAACGCTGCGGGCCCGCCGTTGGCATTCATCCGCTGGTATGTCGGGGCGAAGAAGGTGCCGTACTCCTTTGCCAGTGCCTCGATCCCGTTAACGAAAGCCTCGTACTGGGCCCGGGTCTGGTCGGGGTCCGTGTTGGCAAGGCGTGCGTCGGAGAGGCAGTACATGTTCCCGAGCATGATCTTCTCGGGCTTATACCCGTCGATGATCAGCCCGTTCAGCACCTCGCGGTAGTCCTCGATGAATGCTGCCAGCATAGTCGCGTGCGGCAGCTGGGTGTACCGGCTGTCATTGAAGCCGTAGTTAATCACGAGGGAGTCGCGCTTGTTGGCCTTCATCAGGTCAGCCTGGAAGCGGTCACGCCCATTGTCCACTGTCGCAGCCGGAGCAGTTGCGACACTTGGCAGGTTGGTGATCCAGGTGCCACCGACGCCTTTGTTGAGTGGCGTGCCAGCCGATTTGCCGGTGGCGAAGAGATTGATGTTCTGAAGCGCCGGGATGGAGGCGAAGCTTCCGACCATGACGCTGTCGCCGAAGCCGACTACGGATGGAATGGTCACAGGCAAATTCTGCGTTAGTACAATCGGGGTCTCGGGGGCACTGGGCGCTGACCCAGTAAAGCCGTTAGATGTTACCCCTTGCACCCGTAATTTATGCAGCTGTGACCGAACCATATCGCACCTCTTATGTAACCACGAAATTCACCGAATTTGAAATGAGCCCATTTAGCTTTTTGACATATGCCTGCACCGTGCCGGCCGCCCCCTTGGGTACCGTCACAGACACCATCGAGCTGCGATTGTTCAACGCCGTTATGGCGTAGTCGACACCGCGGAAGTTGAGAACGTCGCCAGTTGTGAAGTTCTGCCCAGCGATCGTCAGCGTGCCGGTCGTACCGTTCGCAGCTGTCGACGGCGTCAGGGAGCCCAGCACTGGCCGCGCCAGCTGGCCCGCATCGCCACGGGTGTTGTAGGTCTGGATATACTGCTTATGGAGCTGGGAACGTGACATCTAATTCTCCTATAGTCTCATGATGAACGCGAGCGCGTAGAAGGGGATCGCCTCCCTCAGCGTGGCGCTCGTGAAGTTATGGTTGTGAGTGCCGGATGTCTGCATGGTGTGGGTGTGTGATCCGCTGCCACCGTTCGCTGCCGCGGTACCCGAGATGTTGACCGAGACGTTGTGCGCATGGTTACCCGCCGCGCCGTCAGCATGGCTGTAGCTAGGCCCGATCGACCAGTCGCCGTCAGCGCTGGTGTCGTGCGCCAAGTTAGTCTGCACTGGACCGTAGATGCTGTGCTGGTGGACACCCTGAGCGTCCGTGATGCCGGATCCCGTGCCGCTGACCGAGTGGGTATGCGACGGGATCTGCGCGATTGTCAGCGTCGTGCCGTCGATCGTATGGGTGTGCCCGCCGTCATTGCTGGTCGTGACCCCTGTCAGTGTGTTCAGTGTCCCGACCGGCTTGTTACCTGCGCCGAGTGCGAACTTGTCGCGCATGTCTGGTGTACCGTTGGTGCCGTCGCACAGCGCCCAGCCTGCCCAGAGCCCGACGCCGATATCGGCAAGGGATCCTGAGTACATGATGACACCCTTCGGGCCTACCGTGCCGCCGGAGATACCGCCGCCGCCAACGATGTCCTCGACTGCGTCCGTGAAGTCAGTGATCTGGGCGGCGGTGTGGGTGTGGACAACTGGCGCCCGGGTAGCTACCTGGTCATCGGTGTACGTGGCAGAGCTGTTCAAGGCGTTCGCGATCGCGAGCAGGATCCCCTCGATGTCCGATATGAGAACGGACCCGTTGGGGTCCACTGACACGTCGACGCCAAGCCAGATCTCGCGCGAAGCGAGATCCACATACATCTGGCCGGGAGATGTTGAGCCTGGTGCTGGCTGTGTCATTCAGGCACCTCCGGTTTCGGCTGGATGATACCGCCGTTGGCAAGGAAATCTTTCCATGGTCTCCAGCGAGCGTCCATAGTGACCCAATACTCCACGCCGTCATCACCCAGCGCCATGATGAGATCCGGGAACTCGGGCCCGTCTGGGCTGGCCACGTACTGGGCTAGGACGATTGTGACTGCTGGTTGCATCATTTATCCTATGAACGTTGCCGAGAAGGTCGTGTATCGGGTATCGGACCCACCGACACCGACGAGATCTGTCGCAGCTGCATTAGCATGGAATACCCGAAGATCGAAAACATCATTCAGGACCATTGGTACCAGCAGGCCACCACCAAAGCCTCCCATCTGTGCTCCCGTGCCGCCAACGCCGCGCCCGAGCATCGAGTACAGGGCACCTGCTTTGTAGAGGAACACCACCAAGCGGGCTCCATCATCCAGCTGCGACAGGACCGCCTTGGCGTCGATCGAATAGAGGCCGGTCTTCTTGCAGACGAAGTTTGAATTGGCGATGCTCCACGCAGCAGCAGGGTCATGGTCGATCGTGTCCATGTTCGTGACCTGCGTCACCGCGCTGGGTGGGATTGACTGCACGACAGTGTTGCCAACAACGCAGGAGAAGTCGGCCGGATTGATGACTGTCGGGACAATGATCTGGATCCACGCACCATCCTTGCGGGCATAGGTGTTGCCGTTGACCGGAGCCTCAGAGATACCACCACCGCCACCGCCGCCGGGGACAGGCTTGCGGTCCCACGCGTAGCCGTTCCAGATGAACGTCACGCCGTTGGCAGTGTATTCCTGGTTGAGTGCGGGTGCTGTTGGAAAGTCAAAAGCGGCCATCAGAACCTCCCGTTGGCGGTGATGCGGGTTCTAAAGTTATTGTTGGCCGTAGAAGTTGCCGCCCTGCTTTCCATAACCCCCAATGGAGCATTATACGTCAGCGCTCCGACAGTAGCAGCGAAACCGAGGGCATTCAAATTCACACCTGTAAGTGTGGGAGAAGTCGGAGACATAACGGTCCTCAAACTGCCAAAAGCGAAAAAATTCTGCGTGTTGGTTGACTGGCCCTGCCATCCAATGACGATCTGCTGGAAGAAGCGCTCAGCCTCTCCCAGCTCCTCGTTAAGAGTTGGCTTTATGAACCACGGCAGGGTCTGGGTATTCTCCGGATCCGGGTAGAGACAGACATCCGTCACTCGGGTTGTGTTGTTGATCACCGCCGCGAAGTTGGTGCACCCCGGAGCACAGAACTTGTCAGATACCGTGTTCCAGCCTGGAGCCGCAGCTACGAAGTTAGTGCCAGCGACGAGGGCGAACGTGATGTTGCAGCCCTTGCCGGTGTAAAACTCCCAGAAGCCAGTCGTCTGCGCCGGTATCGGGATCTTGACGAGAACCCACGTTCCAGCCTGCCCAGCAGTGATGGTGAACGTCGCAGTGAAGTTACGGTTCAGCGCATCATTGGAGACGCAGACCGACCAGGTGCCGGCAGGGTAATTAGCCCGGAAAGCGAGTAAACCAGGTACGGCATCAGCCTGCCCCCACTTGAGGCGCGCAAACCTGTGTCCCTCGACATAATGCTCGAACAGGTAGAAATTATTAGCTGCTGGAGCAGCATTGATTGCCACGACCTTAGCCTCGACACAGGTGCTGTATCCGGCGTCAGAAAGCGGGCTCAGAGTGTCAATCCGCTGGATCGATATTATCCCAGCTGCAAGGAGTAATTCCCGCGACCACTGATCAGCAAAGAAGTAGGGGGTCGTTGAGCTGTCTAATATCGAACCGCGCTCCTGTGATGCGCGCATCCCCGGGTTGAAGACCATGTTGTCATTGATCGCGGTCTTCTTCGGAACAGCGAACCAGCTAGCGTCCTTACGCGCGTATGCCTCACCATCAGCCGGGGCTTCAGGCATACCGAAGCCACCCGATGCCTCGACCCACTGGGTAGAGTTTCCATCGTTCCACCAGACATAGAGCTTGCCGGTATCCGTCTCCCACCACAGCTGGCCTACCTGCGGCGAAGCGGGCGGGGTATCACTGGGAGCGACGAGACCGTTGGCTACCTGCCTCCATTCCTTCGTGACCCCATTGAGGTAGAGCACGTAGAGGCTGCCGTTGTTCGGGTTGAACCACATCGTGCCGATGTTCAACGTCGTGACGACAGGTGCGAGGGCTGCACTAATGACTGCGTCGAGACCGACCGTCCTCCACTGGGCGGCTGCGAACGGCACCGCTGTAATTGGAGCGAGCGCCTGGTAGATCGTGCCAGCCTGCACGACCAGGTCGCCCGTGCCGTAGTCAGCCGTGGCAGAATGGAACGGGATCGACAGCAGATCGATCGTGGATCCACCAGCCTGCACGACACTGAGCATCTTGTCAGGGAAGTTGATGAACAACTCACCCTTCTTGCGTCCAGTCGGCCGGATACCCTTGACGTCTGATCGGTTAACTTGGGATCTAGTCTGCGTCATCTCATCCCCTAAGCGCTTGCACGGAACCACAGACCCCAGCGACCGGCGTCAGCTGTGGGAGCAGTGGTGAACGTCAGGACGGATCCTGCCGCGGTGAAGTCAATGTTCGGGATCTGCTGGATCCCGTCGATGTAGAATGCGATCTCCTCGTCAGCGATGACGTTGCAGGCGGATCCGTCAGATGCCTTGGCGAGATGGAACACGGTGCGTATGCCATCTACCTGGCCACTCGTGACGCCGTCAGCGGCGATGTCGATATCACGGAGCAGGAACACGTCGACCTGACCTGGAGCGAGGAAGTTGCGCGGCGTCTGCACGTCAATCTGGACGATGTCATTGACCGCGAGGGTGTTGGCGAATGTCAGCTTGTTCAGCAGAGCACTGACGCTGAAATTACCGAGCAGAAAGGCACCCTTACTCTCGATCTTGCGGATCCCGTTGACATATACATCAACAGTTTCCGGGTTGGCTTGGCTCAGGGTGTAGTGGTTCCCATAGAGATCGTTCGTGGACAGGAGGATCTCAGCAGTCGGAGCTGCGATCTTATAGGCCAGCGTGGCAGCTGTGGCGAGTGCGGCAGGAGATCTGGCAGAAAGTGCGTTGTCCACGTACTGGCGCGTGGTGGCCTCCATCTGCCCTTCTGGATCCGCAGGAAGGACGATTGGTCCTTCCATCGTGCCGCCCTCGAGGTTCAGGAAGCGACCGTCAGCTTCCTCCTTGCTGTAGCCGTAGCTGAGCAGGCGCATGACCGATGCGGCAGTGAGACGATGCGAGACAGTGGCACCCGCGGAGAACTGCTGGGCTACAGTGCCCTCGTTCCCGCGCTCGACCACCATGACGTCGTTGACACGGCTCGTGCACTTGCAGATCTCGATCTGGCGGGTGCGGCGGTCCTCGATTGTGACCATAAAATAATCGCCGCCGGATGGCGACGGGAACCTGGTACCCTCCCCTGACCGGACTGTCAGGGTGACAGAAGCCCCCGCGGTGTCGACGGCAAGCCTGGATGAGCAGTTGTTGGCGTAGAGCTCCGTCACGTAAGCACCCTTATCCCTATGTCATCCCGCTTGGTCTGCCCGTCACTGGTACGGACGATCAGCGACACGACGTAATTCTGTCCAGGCCGGCCGCCGCCTACGAATAGCACCATTTGCTTGTTCGTGATATCCGCGTAACCCGCGTTGATTGTCAGTGGCACGTCAGCGGTATAGGGCGAGATCCCGATCTGGTTATCAGCCAGCGTCTCGGTCTCCTCCAGCCAGCAGGTATAGTCGATCTTGAGCCTGCGCCGCTCCTCTGTCGTCTTCTGGAAGGTTTTGACAATCCGGCTCATAGACCGCTCCCTACGACTTCTTTGCGCACTTCACGCTGGATTACCACGAGTGTGTTCTCGTGAGCTATAACCAGATCTGCTGGGTAGTTAAAGCTGTCCATGTGGTCAGGGCCCATAATGACCGGAGGGAACGCCTCAAACGTGTCGATGTAGACCGGCCAGACCGGCTCGTTGATGCCAGGTCCGTCGATTTCATCCCCGTTGATATCCGTCGTGTTCATGCCAGACGGCAGAGCTGGGTCGTACTTTGGCCAGTTGTCGAAGATGTCACTCATAGCCGGAACCACCCCCTCTGCTGCGTCCAGTCAGGCGTGACCGGGATATCGAGGCCATTCGGGGCGAAAGGCAGGTCGTAGGCGTCGGTGATGTGCAGGATGGGGACGGCGTTCACCTCGAGCGCGGGCTGCGAGATTATAACGAACTGGGTGATCGCAGGACCGGCCGGCACCTCTTCAAAAACGACCACACCCGTTTGCATATACCCCTGCGACGTAACGTTAGCGCCAACGACCGCCTGCGACTTCGCAATGAAGGTAGCCACGCCTCGAGCAGTAATGTCAGACAGAGCATCATCAGCCGCGTTAAAATCCGCTGGACCACCGTAGGCCATGAGGAACAGCGGTGTCGTGTTCCAGTTGAGCGCTGCTGTCGCGAATTTAAATCTGGCAAAGTCGTAGATCCTGTTCAAATCCACCCCCCACCACGCGGGAAGCGACCCCGGTTGACGTTGTATGTGAAGCCCCGGGCAATCTCCTGCTTGCGGAAGGCCATGTTGCCACGGAACTTCCGACCATAGAACAGCGCCTGCGCCGTGTTGGTCCATGGCTTGGCTGGCAGGGCGAAGAGCTTCGCGATCGTGCCGTTAAGCCAGTCGTCAAAGTACATGTCCCACATCCATTCGGGTACGCCCCACTCGTCGTAGTCCTCGCACTCGAGGCACTCCTTCGAGACGCTGAGCGCCATGACGATCTTGAACGGGAACACCAGCCCGTCTGGCCCCGGCAAGCCAGTGAACGAGATGTAGTTTGGCTGGAAGATCGAGAAGGTGAAGATCCCCGGTGGCACGGTGTCCGTCTGGAATGGCTGGAAGAGCACGTCGCCGTCCGGGAACTGTAGTTCAGGGACAAGAACCCCGAACGACGACTGCACGATGCCCTCAGCGCTGTTATGCACCGGGACATTGTTGTGTGTTGCCTCCATGACACGTACCAGGACCGCCGTCGATGGCGCCGCCAGGTCGTACTCATAGGTATCGGCAAGGAGCTGAACCTGGTCCGCGTACTTCCAGGCGCTCGTGCGGCGCAGGAACTCATCGATCGTGTTGAAGATCATGATCTTGAGCATATCGTCGGTCGCCCCGGGCACGGAGACCCGGAGAGTTTGCAGAAGACGATCTGTTGGCGCACAAGTCATGTCAGCTCGCAATCGTTAACATCTGGGCGATAAACTTCTGGGTGAAGGCGGCAGCGCGGCTGTCCGTCGTCGCCTCGTCATCCCGCAACTGCATCTTGCCCACGATGTAGTAGACCAGCGAGTTGCGGTACATGGGATCCATCACGACTGGCGCACTGAGTGAAGCGGCCAGATGGTACCCGGGAATGAAACTTGAACTGATGAACAGGTCAGCACGAAGCCGCCTTGCCTCCAGCAGACCTTCATTCAGCGCCTCTACGATGTCCAGATCTGGATACCGGTAGGGGGGAATTTGGTCCTGCAAGAGCCGGCGGCTCGCATCAATGTACTGTTGAACGGTTCCTAGTGCTTCGGCCATCATTGCTCCTTATGCGGCTGAGAAGGGGGCGGTTATTCCGAGAATAACCGCCCTCAATCAGCTTAGCCAGGAGTTACGATTGCCTGGGCAAGAGCCGTGCCGTCCAAGACCTTGGATCCGTAGACCTGGAGGCCGCGGAGCAGCTGTCCAAAAGTCATCTCGGAGCGCATTGTCTCGACCTTGTTGATCTGCGAGGCGAAGGACAGCGCGTGCTGTGTGCCTGCGTAGACCACCCACTCGTTTGCAGCGAGGCCAGCGGCCACACCCTTCGGCAGGAGGTTGGAGACGTAGATCGTGAAGCGGTCGACCATACCCAGTCGGCCGTTGCGGAGGATCGAGACGCCGTCGCCCGTGAGCGCTGCATCGCGAAGTTCCGACATCTTGATCTGGGCGGCAAGCCAAGCCGGAATAACGACCCAACGGCCCTGTTCCGGAATGTTCTGCTCGTCCAGCGTCTGACCCAGACGCACGAGGAGGTCCACGATCTCGACCTTGCCAGCGATGGCGGTCGGGTTGCGGGACACCACCTGGACCGGCGTGCCGGTAACACCCAGATTGATGTTCGCAGAAATGGCACCGGCAGCGATACCGCGGTTGGCGGCGGCAGCTGTGCCAAGCAGACCGAGCAGGACTTCACGATCGACAACGATCTTGAACTGCTGAGCCGCATCGTCGGACCACATGTTCATCATGTTGAGATCGGACTGGATCTCCATGACGTCGTCAAGGATCAGGTTGAAATACTTGCCCTTGTCGATGTCCATCGAGATGATGTTGGACGCAGGGCGTTCAACCTCGAGCAGACCATCGGCACGGTAGTCCTTGATCGTGATGGTCGGCTTGGTCCGGATAATGACCTTGTCGCCCTTGTTCTTGATTTCGCCTTCATAGTCCGTGTTGCTGATGGCAGCAAGGACAGTCGAGGCGTAGAACTTCTCGATCAGTTTGGTTGACCAGATTACCGGGATGAAAGTCCCGGTATAGGCCGGATTTGGAGTGGCACTACCCGTTGGGTAAATGGGAGGTGTGGTGCCGGCACCTGCGACTGGAAATGGCATAGCGATCCTCGTGAGCTAAAAGCCGTTACTGGATACGCCCCTCGCTTTGTGCTGCAAAGATATCTCGCTCGATAAGATCCACGTCAGCTTCCCGACCCTTGTACTTACCCTGCAATTTATCGTGGTAGAACTTCGCGATATCGGCGTGGGTGTAGACGGGTTTGTCTGGCGTGATTGGCTCAGGTCCAGATCTGGCTCTCCCGGGTGCCGCGAAGTCTTCGAGGGAGGGTCGACCGCTGCCGTTATTCTGGGGCGCTCCGGGTACCTGGCCTGAAGGGGTTTGCGGGAGGCCGGGAGCCTCAGCTAAAAATCCCTTGAAGAACGATAGCACTCGATTTGTTTCGTGTCTAGCGAACGCATCCTTCAACATCTGATGCCGAACCGTGCCGGAAAATGGATCTGGCACAGACAGCCAGTCGTGGAACTCCTGCCAGCGGTTGATATCGCGCCAGTTAGGCACGTCAGCCGTCAGGCGGGCATACATATTCTGCTGGAGATCCTGCTGCACGACCTTGCTCGTACCCTCGACGCGGCCCTCGAGCTGGTTGAGGCGCGCCTGCAACGCGGAAAGCTCCGGCGCCAGCTCGTCGCGCGAGCGCTTGCCCACGACGTTGAGCAGATCCGGCCCAAAATCCTGTTCCTCTTCCGCCGTAACCAAACGAGCTGGCGGCGTCGGTGCAGCTGGCTCACCTGGAGGCGTGGTGCCGCTCGCGCTCATGAGCGCGATCATGCGCTCCATCTCCTCGAGGCGTGACACCAACTGGCCGTTGGTCTTGTTCGTGGCATCGAGGCGACCGCGCAGCGAGTTGTACCGCTGTTCCCAGGTCTGACCTGTGTCCTCCGGTGCAGCCGCAGCCGCAGGAGCGGGAGCAGGGGGAGCAGCCGGTACCTTCGGCGCGCCTGGAGGCTGGATCAGACCGTCGTTGTTGGTCGGGTTCGTCGGCTGTAGATCCTGCGCTGGCAGCTCACCGCCAGCTGGCTCGCCTGGCTCACCAGCTGGTGGGTTGATGAGTGCCTCGACCGCGGCAACCTGATCTTGCAGCTGCTTCGGCATAGGGTTTGCGTGGATCTTTTCCATCTCTGCTTTTGTTGGTGCTTTAGCCATTTACGTTCCTTTTACCCGCCTTGATTTGCTGCTCGATCTTCTCATAGCGCTTGGGCGCTTCGTAGAGAACACCTGTGATCTCGTTGAACATGTACGCCATGCCCTGCGCCTTCGCCAGCATCGTGGGGTCAACCACCAGCATCTGGTTGGTCTGAGCTTGCGCCGCCTCCCCCAGTGCGAGGACGAACTCTTCCCAGTATGCTGCTTCCGTCATTCTCAGGCGCATAGCCGCCTGCACCACACGGTCGTAATTGACTGCCATTACTTGCCCTTCTGGATGTTCTGGATGATGTTCGGATCCGGAACGTCGGGCTGTGTGGGCAGCGCCTTCGCGTAATCGTTAATCGTCATCTGTGTCTTTGCCAAGTCCTTCAGGCCACCGCGTGTCGGCAGAAGTCTGGATTTCTTCAACGTCATTTGATCCTCCGTGACTTGGTCTCGGTGGGCTTCCAGCCGTCCGGCGGCGAGCCCTTCCCCAAGATCTGCACGTCCTTGAGCGTAGAGGGGTGCAGGGTTGCCCCGTAGGAAACGTTCATATCGTTCGGGTAATCGCCCTTCTTGTAAGAGCGGGAGGATGATCCGCTCTCCGTCGAGAACTTGGTGTCGGACGTAGCTGGAGAGGCGGTGCCCTTGTTACCAAGAGACCGGCCTTTCTGGTACGAAAGCCGGGACACTCCTTGCCCCGACGATGACGACACCTTTGCTCGAGGAGAACGGGCCATCTTACTTCTTCGCGTACCCGCCACCGGTATTGGTGACACTCGAGACGCCAGGCTTCTGCTGCTTCACCGGGGTGAACTTCTGCATTTTGCCCGATGGGCCTGCCTGGATCTTCATCTTGCCGGCCGATTTGGACGACGACTTTTTACCTGCCATGGAAATTCTCCTTGGTTGCTTGCTTCGTTAATTCTCACCACGCAACCGCGACCTGCGCAACCATTTAGCTTTTTTACGGTCTGTGGTAAGTGCTTCATCCATACGAGTAGCCCCGGCTTTTATGCTCATAACCCCTGGCATGGACGTGTTATCAGTCGGTTCAGTCTTGGCGTACCCATCGCGGTCATCCTTCTGCGGACGATTATAGTAATCCACATGAGTGCTCTGACGCTTGCTTTTCAGATCCATCAGGCGGGCCCCGCTGCTGGGTTAATTCCAGTCCCTTGTCCGGCCCCCGCTGTGGGCCCGACGACGTTGGTTTGTGGCCCCTGTGGCGCCGATGGTGCACCGCCACCCCCGCCCGGGGGCTGGGAACCTGGAGGAGGAGACCCGGGTGGGGGTGGACCTCCGGGCGCACCCTCCATGGCTTTGATCTCCTCATCAGGCGGAACAATGTTCTCACCCTCGAGGCCGATGCCATTGGAGACAGCCCGTAGCACGTTGGCCCTGCCGCGGACACCCATGATCTGGGTATCGACGGGGTTGCCCGTGATCTGGAGGAACTCAAGCTGCCGCTGGCGCTGTGTCTCGCGCTGCATGGCGACATTGACGCCCAGAACCACGATGCTCTCGTCCCCACGGAGCATCCCGGTATCGTCGGTGAGCATCACCAGATCGTAGAGTTCAGACACGGCCTGCTCGATCACATCGTTATCGATGTTGGCGGCCACTGTTTGTAGGATTTTGGCGGCGTTGCCCATGAGCATGGCAAGGCCCGAAGCCGTGCGACCGGCACCACCCATGCGATCGGAGCCGGTGATGTATCGCGGAATAGCAGACAGCTCGTCGGCCATCTGCGTAAACTTTTCGTAGACGGTCAGCAGCTCTTGCGCGTGGCTGTCCGGCGAGAAAAAGTCGACGGGCTTCTGGTTGGTGTTGGCAGAAAGTGGGTCGTTCGTAACGTGCCACCTTTTCCATGGGTATAGCTCATCTCCATCTTCGTTGTCTGCAACCCGATCGTCATTGACGACCACCTGCGGCCCGGACGAGATCGACATGTTGTTGATCAGCGAGCGGAGTGCCGCGTTGGAGGCGTCCTGGACGTCCTGAAGAATATCCGGCAAGGCATTGCCGACGACTGTCCCCGGCACCTTCTCGAACGAGGTGACGTAGTATGGCGCGCGCTTGCGGATGGAGGGGGAAAGCTGGACTTTGATGATGTAGCGCCCGATCTTGAACACGTCCACGAAGTAGTCGCGCATCGGATCCGGTATCTGTTCGGAAGCCCTGGTCGAGGAGCATGATCCCCTGCACGTAGCCGTGGAACTCGATCATGTCGATCAGCCCCGACTGGTTCATGCGAGGATCCTCGCGGCTCTCCATGTTCGCCCGCGGGGTGTCCGATGTCGAGGCGTTAACCTCGACATACCCTGACTGGCCGTACCACCTGAGCACTTCGAGAATGGCCGCCTCGTTGTACCCTGGCAGGCCAAGCAGCTGATTGAGATCAGCGCGCGTCACGCGGGTCCGCTCGACCACGGACGCATCAGCGATGTTGGACACCCCGGGGGTCCACCACACATCAAACGGTGATATGCGGTTCCAGAACATCTTGGGTGTGTCTTTCGACACGGCCCGTCCGTTCACCCACGTCACCTGGGGCACAACTCGCACTGTCGGCCCCTTGATGCAGGCGAACGGAAACAGCGGTAGATCTACGAGGAATTGGGCGAGGGCTTCATAGAACCCGCCCTCCGTGAGGATGTCATCGAGCTTGGAGAAGGCGGCTTCGGCCTCGACGCGGGCCTTCTTGATCGCCGCCCGTTTTGCGGCTGCGAACAGCGCAGCGAACCGGTCTTTCACCGCCGTCTGGTCGGGAGCCTGACCACCGCGCTGGGCGTTCCCGGCTTCTGCCATGACCAGCTGTGACACAGAGGCCATCATGTCGTCGGGCAGCGTCGGATCCGGAGTGGCGTGGAGACCCCACGGCTTCTCCTCGTTGAGGTAGACGTCGCGCAGCAGGCTGGTAGCGCCCCGGCACTTGGTGGCGATAAGCCGCGCGTAGATCTCGGAGCCACCGAACTTGCGGATCTCTGCGAGCTTGCTGCTGTCGTACTCGCCGCGGAACACGCGCATGGCTGCAACGAGCCGGTCGGACCAGCCGTTGGATCCGTCACGATGGCGAACCATCTGGCTGAGCTGGTTGTCAACGAAGGCTGCGAGGGAGGAGGTGAGCTGGGTATTGGTGTTGGCGGCATCTTCGGCAGCTGCCCGGGCGCGATCGGCGTCGTATTCTTGCTGATTGAGCTCGTCAGGTGTAACAATTCGCAAGACAGCCACGGCACATCCTCATCTGGTTTGCACAGAAATACACTGAAAAAGGCGAGTAACGCAATGACCGATAACACACCATCAGAAATTTTTGCAGTCGACCTGGCGGCACTTGCCCGTGAGATTGCCATGGATATCTTCGAAATGAAAGATATCCTTCTCGTCCACAAGCTGGATGACGATCAGTGGGAGGAGATCTCGCGCAACGTCAAGTTCCAGCAGATGCTCACCCAGATGGCGGCAGAGTGGAACTCAGCCCTCAACACCCGGGAGCGGATCCGCATCAAAGCCGCCACTGGTCTCGAGGCCGTTCTTGAGAATTATATCCGCGAGATACGCGACAGTGCGATCCCGCTTGGCCAGCGCGTCGAGGCTGGTAAGTTTCTCGCGAGAATAGGCGAAATCGATACCTCGCAGATAATTGGCGGCGCAGGAGGCGGGGGTTTCACGATCACCATGAACATCGGTACGACCCACAAAGTTATCGAAGCGCAGGCGAACCTCGTCGCAATAGAGGATGCAGTAACGATCGACGGTTGAGATCACGTCCATCCGGCAGAACTGACCCTGCGCTCCCGCGGTTGCTCCACCCGGGGGCGTATTCTTTTGGCGATCATCTGCACCATGCCCGAGTTGTAACTCAGGCAGACGTACTGGAGGCAGTCGGCCAGATCTGACCACGGGTGCTTCTTCTCGGGCAGGGGCTTGGCATCGCCTGCCTTTGTCTTTCCATATCGATAAGCGCCGTTAAGAGCGCGTACCAGCATCGGGCATCTTCCTCTGTCGATGACAAGCGCGGGTCCACCGTCTCGTTGCTGGAAAAACATTGCCTCCACCGCTCCAAGTCGCGGGTCGATGTTATTAGTCGGAGCAGGAAAAGCAGGTACTCCGAGACGTCGGAGGACGTCAAAAGAGTTCTCCTCCAGCATGTTGCCCTTACTAATTCCGGATGGGTCGCCAACAGCGGCAAACATTTTTCCCAGATACCGCTCCTGGTAAAGGTTGGGCTTGAGGGCGGTGACGACGTGCGTCTCGAGGCCGATATCTTCTGCAACGATCTCCTCCAGGATAAGCAGCCTGCCGGTATGATCCGGCTGGCAGATGAGGGTGCATGGGGCACGACCGAAATCCTGCCCCAGGATCAGGGGCATACCACTGACGGGCTCGAGCTCATCAACAGTATGAAATGCTCGCTTGAAGGACTTGCGAAATACTGCGGTACCGCTGGGATCTTCCCCATATTCACTGAGAACGTACCTCTGAACCCACGCGGTATTTGGATTGCTTGCGAGACGCTCGTAGTACCCGGCGGGCAGGTTCTCGATGTTCTCGGCTTCGGGAGACAGGCCAGAGGGCTGGTGGAACATGCGCCAGTCATGAGGCATTTCCTCCTCAAAGAGTTTCCACCAGTCGGAGCCAATGACGGGACAGTTCGTGTCAGCGATGATGCCATGCCAGGTCGGTCCTCCATCCTTCTTCGACGGGAAGCGTCCGCAGCGGCCGGCGATCGCAGAGATGAAATCCGGCGACAGCTCGATACACTCGTTGACGAAACAGCCGGTAATCTGCATGGACAGAAGCCGCCGCTGATCCTTCTCTTCCTCGAGCGGGATCAGGTAGATCTCGCAGATCACATCGTTGAAATCGAGGGTGATCAGCTGGTCGGAAACCTTGTAGGTGGCAATCTCGCGGAACCATGTGAGCAGATCCCCGAGCACCGTCATCTTCAGCTGTGACAGCGAGGTGCGGCAGATGACCCAGCGCGTGCGGCGCTTGCCACTGGCGTCCGGCGCCTGCTCGATCGCCCGCTTCAGGATCTCCATGATCATCGCGGTGGTCTTGCCGGATCCGACAGGCCCCATGACGACGCGCATGAACGCGTCCGACAGGTGAAACATCGCGCAGGTCGGTGGGGCGGTGTAAAATACACTCATGGGTCTGGGGTGTAGCTCACGATGTTCTGGCGCACCAGCTCTGCCTTCAGCAGACGGGCAACCTCTTCCTCGAGCGCCGCTACGCGCCTGGCCAGACTGTCGACGTCATGGCCCTGCTTGAACTCGATCTCAGGTGCGTCCTCGAGTGGCTCGTCCGGCTTTTCCATCATGCCTCAGTTGGTATGAACAAACGTTTAAATTGCTCGTTTGGCCAAACTTCAATTTTGGTTTCAGTTGGACGATCATTATGGAGCATGGCCTGGAGCACCACGAAGTCGCCCTTGCGGCAGATGACGACGGTGTTGTCCGTGCCTGCGACGGGAACACGCAGGCACGGACCTGCGGGCAGTCCCCGCACCGCATCTTCCTCGCCTGCGTAGCCTGCCCAGTTCGGATCAACGAACGCGGGCTGGCCACCGAGGAAACCCGGATACTGGTACGCCTCAAGCACACGGATGCGCGAGGTGAACTGCATGTCCGAGAGTTTCTCAGGCGGGATCAGCTCCCCGTCCAGCCCAGCTTTCGTGAAGCCGGTACTGTCCGGGGCTTGTCCTGTATCCGGTACACCGGTGACGGCGTTGCGCGCAAGCCGGTTCTGCTCGGCGTTCAGGGCCATCTCGTTGCGTGCCGGGGTAAATTCTCCCCCGTGGCGCGAAGCCAGATCGTTGATCATCTGCGTGTAGCTGCCCTGCCCCTGCGCAACGGGAAACGCACCCGGAGCTGCCCCGGCCTGTAGCTGGGGATCACGGATATCCAGTGGCTCGTCGGACATGATCATCCCCGGAAGAGGCGGCTCATCGGCGAGCGCGATCTGTGCGTCATGGTCCACATCCAACGTTATCGTCGGGCTTTCCGGGGTCTCGTCAGTCTCGACCCCGTCGCCCTCCGGGACGATCGCCTCGAGCAGCGGGCCCGCGCCTAATGGAAATTCCTGTGTTGCAGTGTCCGGCCCGATCGGCGGGAGGCCTGTCGCCTCGTCCACGCCTGCGGTGAAGGTGTCCCGTGCTACGCTACGGGACAACCCTTCACCTGTGCCAGATGTCAAATTATCAAAACTTGTTGTCGGTCGCTTTTTGCTCGCCATCAGCGGGTGCTCACTTTCACGGTCTTGGTGATCGGGTTCAAATTCGCGCCGACGAAACCTGCGTCCTGCGGAATGTCGGCAGAGACATCAGCCACAGCCAAGGGCTGGGTAACACCCGGGTTGGAACGTCCAGCCGCACGCAAAGCCTTCAGATCCTCGCTCGATGAGCGGAGCACACTGATCTCCAGCGCGTTGAGGTAGAAGTCCAGTGCCCTGCGGACGTGTTCCTGCACGGAGATCCCGTCGTAGTCCCTCGCATCCTGAAGACGCTGGAACTGCATCGGGGTGATCCGCATCGGGAGGGGGCGCAGCGGTGCCTGTGTCGGCTCAGATCCTGCGAACGGTGTTTTTGACATTCCTGCTCTCGGTTGTTGGGGTCGGACGCTAGCGTGAAAACAAAGCTAATGCGTTACCCTGCGGTTTGCAACAGGGAATTTTTGAAATGTCGTAAAGGGGTAACGTGAAGTATTACTGACTTGTTTTTTAAGTTCTATGTGGGGAAGGGCTAAAAAAGCGGGGGTGGGGTGGCAGGGCGTTGGGCAGGTACCGGGTGGGGTGCCGGGTTATTCGGAGAATACCGTGCGTTATCTTCTGGCGGTGCTTAGTAGAGAATGACAACTTAACCTAGTGAAACGGAGATACGATCATGACTTCCAAGAATAAGACTGCCGAGACTGCCGCTATACTTGAGACAACTGTCGCTAACACTGAGGCGCTCAACAATCGCCTCGCTGTCCAGACCGAGGCGCTCACATCGTTCGCCGCATCTGGCCGCCTCGCAGCCGAGGGCGCACTGTCCCATAGTGCGATGTGCTTCGACTTCCAGCGGTATTGCTCCGAGGGTGTGTTCTCTCAGGAGGACGCGGGCAAGGTTTACGCAAGCTATGCGGCTGCGTACAACGAGCGCCTCGCTCTCAATCCGCGCGCTGGTATCGAGATGATCACTGACCAAAAGGTCGGGCGCTCAATCCTCGCAACCTACGGTCATCCTGCCGTCGCCGCGCAAGGTCCGGAGCTTTACGATCGCATCCGCGTCCTGCGGAACGAGATCAAAGCCGAGGAACGCGCTCCGGGCTCGCCCACGTCTCACTTCGCCCGCATCAATCGGGTGATTGCTGGACTGGCCGCGAAAGTGGTCGACGCGAAGACTGTCACGATCTCCGACGCGCAAATCATCGAGGCGTTGTCGAAAGAGGCGCCCAAGGACAAGGGCCTGCTCGAGCAGTTCAAGCCGCTGGCTGACCTTGCGATGAAGCTGGCCAAGACGAACCGCTTCGATGGGCTTAGCCCGATTGCCGAGCAGCTGGTTCATATGATGGGCGAGATTGCCGCCGGACGTGGCGTGGTTAATGCCGACATCGCCGAGCTCATGAAGGGTGCGCCCACGATCTCGCAGACTGTGCAGTAACGCACGCTACTAACGAAGAACCTCGCTAGCCTAGGCTAGCGAGGTTTCTTTGTGCGTTTTGCCTATCAACATTAGTGTACGGAGCAACATTTAACCCCGCGGACCATTACGCCCATTGAAATCATTGGGCTTTTTAACGGCAGGGGACCATTGTGGCCATTAAGTGGACCATTATCGACACATGGCCTTCCCTTATCTGGCTAGCCAGATAAGGGAATATCATGGATTTTGCAAGGATAAAATGATTAATGGTCCTAATGGTCCTGCAAAAAAAGCATAAGATAATATACCCTTTCGTGACGCCACGTGTGACACGTGAGACCCCACAATTATTCCATTCTCTGCCGTTTAAGAAACGGACCATTAACGAGGACCATTGTTATTCGCCGAATAACTTCAACCACTTAGCTCTAAATTAATGGTCCTTTCGCCAGTGACCATTAAGCCCATAAGGACTAATAACGATGAATAAGAGCCGCTTGACACATGATAACAACGTTCGCGACCACGATCTGCGAGCCTCTGCGCAGCTTAAATTAACGCAAGCAATCACGTTAATTAACAGCGCAACGCACGAACTGTCGCTTAGCGGCTGGCTTTTGACTGCCGATGTGGACGTAGTCAAGCGCCGCTTGCAGACTTTGAATGACCAATTAGGCTTCAACCTGCGCCAGATCGGCCTGATGGTTGACAAGTTTAACGAGAGGAACTGACTATTATGACCAAGAAAAACACTTGCCGGGTTAACCGCGGGCTTATGCGCGCGCAGCGCAACTCACATGCGTTGACCGTTGATCTGCCGATCGAGAGGCTTGCGCGTGTGCAAATCTCGCACTCGGCACCGTACTTCCCGGGGGCTTATGGTCGGATCCTGGAGGTCGCGTATCAACATGGCGGCAAGGTGCTGCGCGTCATGCTGGAGAAGAACCGGAACATCACGCGCGTGCCGTTGACCGACTGCAACGTCATCAAAGGCGTGAGCTGGTCCTAGGGTATTGACGCCTCTTTATTCCGCGAATAACGTAACACATCGCAACACTGAAGGAGGCAGCCGTGAACCAGGCGGACAGGGTCAAGCACGCCAATCAATCAGCACACTGGATTGTTCAGACCGTCAACGATATCGATCGTGAGGGTGGGCGCATATTCGGAGTGCTCAAGTACAACACTATTCGCACCTCACTCCAGCACTCGCAGCTCGAGGATGAGGAATTGGCTGAGGTGTTCGAGACAGAGCCGACAGTCATAGGGTTGATCCGTTGGCGCATCGGCTACGGCCGGACGTGAGGTTATTCCACGAATAACAGAGGGAGGTGCGACATGCTCTAATTGCAGATCCCACCGCTGAGCATAATTCTAGCCGGTTATGTGAACTCAGCGGTGTGGTAAGTAATTGAGGGACTTGAGCCATGACAATCATATTCATCTGGGCCGCCGCTGCGCTGGCACTGTTCGCACTGGGGTGGGCGGCAAGCTTTGCCGGCCGTAACATCCGATGAGGGTTGACGGATATATGACACTCACTGCGGTCTCCAATGGTGTGCCGATGTTCGAGCGCAGCGTTGCCGTCTACCACCAGCGAGGCACGAAGACGCAGTCAGTGGTCAAATGGCAGGGCACCTACAAGTGGAAGCGGATCCACGACTGGCAACTGGGACTTATCGAGTGCTCTGCCTATCAACACC